CGCTGAGCAGGCTGGCGCGAAGCCGACCGTATCCGATCACGCAGTCATCCGGTTTCTGGAACGGAAATACGGCTTCTGTTTCGATGACATCCGCCAAGAGCTTTTAACCCCTGCCGTAATTGCAGCGATGAATGCTGGTGCAGACGGTGTGAAAACGGGCGATGGGACGCTGAAGATCAAGGGCCGGACGGTCGTCACGTTTATCGGGAAGAAAAGCGCATGACCCGGCGCGCGTGCATCCTGTTCGCGGCCTGCACGGTGCTGCTGACAGCGCTGGCAGGCACCGCCGACCTGTGGGGGGTGGGGCTGTGACGATCACTTATCACGACGATCTCGTTCAGGGCAGCGAGGAATGGCACGCCGCGCGCTGTGGTCTCATCACCGCGAGCGAAGTCAAGCACCTGCTGACCCCGACGCTCAAGACGGCGAACAACGACAAGAGCCGGATGCACATCTGGGAACTCGCTGCCCAGCGCATCAGCCAGTACGTCGAGCCGACCTACATCGGTGACGCGATGCTGCGCGGGCACGAAGACGAAGTTATCGCCATCGCGCTCTATTCCGAGAAATACGCGCCCGTCCACCAGACCGGCTTCGTCACAAACGACAAGTGGGGCTTCACGCTCGGCTGCTCGCCCGATGGCCTGATCGGTGACGACGGCATGATCGAGTGCAAGTCGCGGATACAGAAATACCAGGTGCAGACCATCGTCGAGCATTGGCGCGACGGCACTGTGCCGAGCGATTTCACGCTTCAGGTGCAGACCGGCTTGCTCGTCTGCGAGCGCAAGTGGTGCGACCTTACCAGCTACAGCGGCGGGCTGCCCATGATCCCCATGCGCGTCGCGGCGGACGACGCGATGCAGGACGCCATTCTTGCCGCCTGCGCCGATGCCGAAGCCAAGATCGCCGAAGCCATCACCGACTTCCACGCCGCCGTCGAAGCGCGCGGATACCACCCGACTGAACGACGCATCGAAGAGGAAATGATCCTGTGACCGTCATCCGCGTAATCGACTTTGAAACGACCGGCACCGAGCCTCCTGCGCAGGTGTGCGAGGTTGGCATCTGCGACCTTCATCTGGAAGAGAAGCGGATCGATAAGCCTCGCGCATGGCTTTGCGCGGTCGACGAAATGCCGCCGGAAGTTCGCGCGGTCCACCACATCTCGCTGGCCGAATGCGCAGGGCAGCAGGGCTTCGACCCCGAAGAAATGGTCGACGATAGCTTGGCCGCTATCGCCGCGCACAATGCTGAGTTTGAGACCAAGTTCTTCACTCCGAGGCACGCTGTCATCTGCACCTACAAGGTTGCGCTTAGCGTCTGGCCAGACGCTCCGAGCCACAGCAATGGCGCGCTCCGCTACTGGCTGGAGGATCAGGGCAAGATCACGCCAGACCATGCCCTGACGCAGCCAGCCCACCGCGCCGGTCCTGACGCCTACGTTACTGCGCACCTTCTGCTCGCGCTCCTCAACGAGGGCGTCAGCTGCAAGTCCATGGTCGAATGGACGAAAGAACCGCGCCTGCTGCCGCGATGCCCGATCGGCAAATTTCGCGACAAGCCGTGGAGCGAAGTTGAGGCGGGCTTCCTCGGATGGATGCTTCGGCAACCGACGATGGAAGCCGACCTGAAATGGAACGCAGAACGCGAAATCGCACGCCGCCAGAAAACGGCATGAACCACCACCCGACGCAGCCGGAACGACCGACCCCGGAAGAAAGGAAAACTGACATGGATATGAGCCAGTTCATCGCTCCCAAGACCGACCAGCTGACGGCGGACGACCTAATCGACGCCCCGCGCACCATCAAGATTGTTCGCGTCACCGGCAACGATGGCAATTCCGAACAGCCGGTCAATATCCACTATGAAGGCGATGGAGGGAAGCCATTTCGGCCATGCCTCACGATGCGCCGAGTCATGATCGGCATGTGGGGGCGCGATACCGCCAAATACATTGGGCGCAGTCTCACCGTCTTCCGCGATCCCAAGGTGAAGTGGGGCGGTATGGAGGTCGGCGGCATCCGCATCAGTCATATGAGCCACATTGGCGACGAAAAGCGCATAATGGCCGTGCAAGTTACGCGCGGTGCGAAGAAGCCGTACACTGTACAGCCGCTCAAGGTCGAACCTGAAGCCGACCACGCCGCCGAAGCTGCGGGCAAGATCATCGCCAATATCGGCCGCGCGCCGGATGCCGCCAAGCTCGACGCCTATCTCGCGCAGGGCAAGACCGCAGCGGCCATCGCTGAGTGGCGCACCGATCGCCCGGACCTCGCCGCGAAGATCGACCAGGCTGCCGATGCGCGCCGTGAAGCGCTTGGTGGTGGCGACGATCCGTTCGCCGACGCCGACCACACCGGCACGATCAGGCAGGCCGAAGCGCTGATCGACGGCGCGACGGACGGCGGCGCTCTCGACGCGGCGCAGACTTTCATCGACGAGAAGCGCGCGGACCTGCCCGCCGACATCGCGGACGGGCTCGACGCTCGGCTTGCCGAGAAGAGGGAGGCGCTGTCGTGAGAACCACCCCGATAGAGATGGGCATCCGCATGGCTGTGGTTGCTGGCTGGATGGACCGTAAGGCGTTTATCGCGTTGCAGCACGCCGTGATGGCGAAGCAGTCGCGCGATCTGGGCCGGGAGTTCGGGGCGTGAGCGGGCGTCGTTTCCAGTTCACCGTCGATCACATGATCGGTCGCCGTGAGGTCGAACTTGTCGTCACCTACAGCATGACGCCGGGACGCGCTGAGCAGGGGCCGACCTATGCCTGCGGTGGCCAGCCTGCCGAACCTGCCGAGGTCGAGATTGCCAGCGTCAAGCACGAAGGCCGCGAGGTTACGCTGTCGCCGGACGAGGAACATACCCTTTGGGAGCAGGCGTGCGAACGAGCCGAGCAGGATTGGGCCAACGAGCAGGCAGCGGAAGCAGACTGGCGATACCAGGAGCGCCGCGACCGGCTGCTTATGGAGCAGTGGGAAGGTGGCGAAGCATGAGCGCGCCCGAGAACCCGCAGGGGGGGTGGCAGCCTATCGAGACCGAGCCTGAAATCGGGACGGTCGCAATCCTCTATTTCCCACAGGAAGTTTCCGACGACTTCGACGGTATCGACTACCGCTTCCAAATCGCGATCTACAAGCGGACCCCTCTTGGCGACAACTGGCACGAACAAGGCACCAACCATCTGAGCTTTGATGGGCCGGACATGAAGGGGGACTGGACTGCCAGTCACTACCTGCCGCTGTCCGAGCCGACAGAAAGCGCGCCCGCATGACCACCCTCGACCAATTCGCGGAGCGCCGTGCGAAGGCGCAGCTAGGCATCGCGCCTGACGTGGTGATTATCCGAATGAACGCAACGACCGCCGTGCTGATCGGCGCGGTGGTCAGGAGGAATGTGCTGTGATCTGGACGCTAATCGCAATCGGCTACGTGGCCGTGTCGGCATTCAATCTGTGGGCGATCAACACAAGCTGGAAGCGCGAATTTGGGCATGTGACGAGAGGTGAATTTCTCGCGAATACCATCATCTCCATCGTGCCTTTGGCGGGCTTGGGCATAGCTCTCATTTCTCTCGCAACCCTCAAATGGCCTAACGCATGGTCCCGGTTTTGGAACAAGGACGTTCTGTGATGCCCCGCCCCGCCACCCGCGACTGCGCGGCCTGCATCCATTGCCTGCCGAAGCTGGTCAAGGTGCCCGTCTGCTGGCGCGAACACGTCCGCCCCTGCGCCCGCGAACGAGCCGCGCCGACGCTGCTGGAGCGCCTGTTCGGCCACAGCCGATGCGGGCCGGAAGGTTACTACTTCGAAGCCGCTGCCGTGTCGCAGGAGCGCGCCGTCGCGGACCTGGCGCATGCGAAGATCGTGGGAGGGGAGTGATGGGTGAGCCCGAACTAGCGCGGGTCAAGAAGGTGCTGGAACGCGAAGCCCGAGAGGCAGCAGCCGAAGTGTTCGACGAGATGGCCGAACATGGCCACGATGGCCACGCTTGGCATTGCCGCGACACGGCGGCGAAACTGCGCGCTGGCAAATGCGACGATACGTCGTGGTTCAAGATTGCTCTGCATGTTCTGGAAACGAGG